TTCGCAATATTACCAGTACCTTTTTCATGATGAATGTAACACAGGTACAACTAATGTAGCAGGTACATGTGTTAACAGTAATTGGAATAATACAGCTAGTAATAATTTACTAGAGAATGGAGGTAGTTTGTATGGAGATGGATCGGGTAATGCGATAGACTGTAGTAATCCTTTAAACAATACAGCTTGTACTGGATATGAAGCAGCTTATTTATCACAACAATGTGATATAGACTCTCTATATGATACAAGCTGTCCTAATTATTGGGAAGCATATGATGATCAACAATGTGACGAAGATCCACAGTATGCTCCGTTTTGTGCCGGTTATCAGCAGGAGCAATCTATAGCATACTTTGTTGAAGAAGAGTTTGATTATGGATATGAAGAAGAATACTTTGAAGACTTTTTGTTTGAGGAAGAATGGTACGAAGAACCCATAGATGATTATGTGTTTGTTGAGCCAAACTATGAAGAAGAAGTTTTTATAGTATTTTTTGAGCAACCTCAAGAAGAGATATACTTTGAAGAATTATTTGTTGAAGAGTCTTACGAAGTTTTACCAAGTATAGAAGAAGAATACATGGTAAGTCTTGATAGACTTGATGAACCTGTTGTGTTTATCCCAACAACTAACTTGGTGGAGGTATTTGAGTTTGATATAATACGAGAGGAACTAGAGAATGAACTTAGAAATGATGAAAGAAATGAAGAAGAACTTGTCGAAGTTTTGGAAGAAGTTGAAGAGTGGTTTGAAGAACCTGCAGATGAACTTGCAGATTTGGATAGATCCGAAGAACGAGTGGTTATGGAAGAAACCAGAGGAGATCAATCCGAAGAAGAAGAAATCAGTCAAGAAAACAACAGTCAAGAAAAAAGCTCAGTAAGAGTATCTGCACTGGACGTTGTAGCTAACACAATACGTACAGCTAGAGATAGTGTTTCTGGCTCCATAAGTGGCTCTGGTTTAACGAATAGAAACTCAGGAGTATCATCAGCTACATCAAGCGTAAGTGCTTCATCAGGCTCGTCTATTTCATCTAGCGGTGGAATAAGCACAACAAACTCTCCGAGTATTTCGGACCAAGTTGTGTCGGCATCAGCACAAAATCAACAGGTTTTGTCTATGAGTTCTGATATGACTACTTCTTCTAGTAGTGTAACGATTAATATTATGCCTGATATAAATGGTACGCCACAAGTTGCTATGGCAGATGTACAGGTCCAAGATATGCAAGGAGAAATAAATACTGCAATTTCTGGAGTTATGACAGTAAGTGAAGCCGACCAAATTGCAGAACAGATTGTTGCTCAAAACATTCAGGACCAAAAGGAACAAGCGGAAGTAGAACAGCAAGAAACTGGCCAGTATTCCGATGAATCTACTTTAGTAGCTTATTTAGGATACGTTGTAGGTTTCGACTCTTATAGAAATTTAGATATACCGCAACAAGAAACTTGGTATGAACCTAGAGCAATATATACTGATGTAATATTAGATGATAACAACCAAGCGTTTTATAGTTTAGCTAACGTAAATATAAACCGGCTAACTGAATTACAAAATCTGCAACCTAATCTCTAGTTAGCTAATGGATTAGTTTTATCTTCTTTAATAATCTGAATATCTGTTTTTATAGAACTAACGTCTGCTTTTATAGCTGATACAGTTGTTTTAATTTCTATAGTATCACTTTCATTAAAATCTATTCTAGTTAAAGTATCATCTAAAGTTTTATCTAAATAGTTTACAGTGCTTTCTAAGTATTCAAATCTTTTTTCAATCTCTCCAAGACCATCATCAGTCTCTTCAGTCTTTTCTATCTTAGCTTCTAAGTTCTCAATTCTATTGACATACGTAGCACCAGTATACCCAAACCCTGCTAGAGTTCCTACTATGCTGACTAAAGCTATAAGTTGTGTAGTTTTATTTTCAAACCATTCCATATTATTCTCCGTTAATTAATTTTAGCATTTAAAGCATCAAGTTCAGATTCTAATTGATTATGTATATCTAATATTTTCTGTCTTGATTCTCTAATTACTGTCTCTACTATTTTTAAATCATAACCTTTAAAAATTTTCTTAGCAT